GCGGCTTATTTCCTTGTCGACCTTCGTCGACCTGCGCGCACGCGGGGTTTTCTTTTGACGAGTTTTCCGTCTCGTTGAACATGACTAGGGTAGGTTGTTGTCATAAGACTATTTGAGCTATATTCTATGTCTTCGACCACATAGTTCTCGTAAAATGTCTTCCACTGATCGAGAAAGATTTCATTGCAAAAATCGAGATCTATTGTGTCCAAATCGTTCTTAGCATCCAAATATTGTTCAATTTTGATCTGAGCAGATACTGGAATATTGTAGTTCCTTTCGACCAATAACCTAGTGTTAAAATGTATCTCCTCGTCTAAATTGTGCTTAAAATTTTTAAGCCCGTACCTTAGTTGTTCCCTTTCCCACATATCAATACCTTTTTGTTCAATTATGTGTCTCACATCTAAACCAGACGTGTTCCTCAGCGCAAATTTCGCGAGAGACGCAATAATTGGACAACCAGGATATTGTGTAATATAAGAAAGTGCTTTACAGCGAAGTAATGATTTCAATTTATTGGTTTTTGCGGCCGCATATCTTTTAGTGGTCCAACCAAAGCCCGCTAGGACTTCACGTGGATCAGTAACAATTTGCATTGCTTCTCTATCAAATAAGAGACCACAAAAACTTGCATCTGAAATTTCGTCAAATACTTCTAATTTAATGATACAACCAGCTGCTGTAAAGTCTTCTGTTCTTGGTGTAATATCAGCGAAACTGAATAATCCGTCATCGCCTTCAACTACCCCAACACATCTGAGTCCTTGTAAGTAACATTGATGTGACATCAACATCAAGTTACTGAACCCATTTCCTAAGCTAGTGTTCATTTCGCCAGACATTCTACATGCTCTGATAAGATAGGTAAAGAACTTGTTGACTATCTTATTATCACCTTGTAAAACTTCTCTCATTACTCCCAAAATCTGGTCTTTATTTGGTAGGTTTTGAAACATGTATTCATACAAAACAAATTCACAATTTTCCATCAACTCTGGACTAAAGTGAGATTCATATGATGAATAATCAGTTTGGACATACTTGCCTCCATTAATAAAAAGCATGTCCATGATGTATTTACCACGTTCTTTAACTGGAACGTGCTTTATGAAGGCGGGATGCTTGTAGAGTTCTTCTTCGAGCAACTTGAAGAATGGACCAAAGTATAACTTTGCAACATCCTCTCTAGCATAAATCCCTCTTGCATGTTTGAAATCTGTGTAGGTTTCATCCTTGCAAAACAACTTGACGTCAAAAGACTTCAAGCGGCCGTTAACCCTTTCAAGTAAGTCAGCTGTTTGTTCATCCAGCTCACGCAATTCACTTACTCTCCATTCGGGATAATGTGTGTTCTTTAGCCATGTTTCAATCGACTGATCAACATCAGCTGCTAAAGGCGTCAAATTATCCATACACCATGCAGTCACATATTTCCTCAAAGAAGCATAAAAATCAACTTTTTCGGAACATGCGTTTCCGTGATTTATTTTAGTATGGTCCTTGTTTGGACTCAAATACTTATTTAAATCATCTTTTGTGGCCGTTTTCATATCGTCCACTAGATTGTATTTACAATCTATCACAGGTTCAGCTTTTGGCATTACTTTCCCCATGCGCCGTTCTACACCCTTTTGGAGTGTTTCCCCACTACTTAAATCAACGTGAGGTAGAGCCACTCCTTTAACATGACATCCCATCGAAACATTGCAGACTGGTCTTTCATGAAGATCAATCTTTTCCATGTCTCTTATCTTTTGGATGCCTTTCTTCATTGGCTGATAGACTGACAAGCTAGCTAGCTCATCATATCTATAGCCGAATGCCAAAGTTCTTAGGCGAGAACGGCGGCCCGAAAATGGTCCGGGTCTTCCAACAACAATGGAGCATGTCTCTGGTTTCTTGAGCGTAAATACCAGGCCACTGCTGCTTCGACAGTTTGAATACGTACGTCATTGGAGTTAAGCATACTATTCATGTCGGAATTGACTGTTGTTACTTTAGAAGCTGAATGTAACAAACGACGTCTAATGTCTTCCACGTCCGATGTCGGGTTAACATTATTGAGATTACCTAAAAGTTCCCTTAATAACGAAAGAGAAACAAAGCTAGGTCTTAGGGCATGTGCATCAACCTCAGGTCTGAAGACCTGTGTGGTCATCCCACCATAACGAGTGAATATCCTCAAATTTTCTGCTTCATCTGTTGCAAATTCTGTAGATGGTGCAGTCAAAATGTGTCCATAACACTGTTCCGCTGGAATGTGTCTAAAGTGTCTTACTCGACAGAGCTCGTCTGTTTCCCTCACTTCCCCAATACGTATATTGGTTTGGCGAGTGTCGACTAACTCTGCTTTGTAATCAACTTCCTCAAGCTTGTTGGTTGATTCATTGCGCACTAAGATTTTCGGTCGGTAAATTTCTATTCTGTCACGTGATTGGTTTGTTTGTACTACATCAGAGCACAACATACCAGGTCCTACATATGACAAGACTTTTCTTTTATAATTAGCATATGTGTCTTTGAAAACATCCATATACCCTTGAGTAAGTTGTTCCGGTTTTGAAAGTCCTGAACATCCAAAGAAAAATCTAAATTTACTGCAAAATAAAAGCTCTCGAAGATAACGTTTAATTATAGCTTTTATCAAACCTACTGCTGTTGACCAAGGTGATTGATCTAATAATCTCAGCATGAATTTCCATAGAGAAAAGAGTCCTGCTTTAATGGCTGATTTTAAAACACCATAAAGCATAGTGGAAGCCCGTACGCTCCCATTGACGGTTCTGCCTAAAACACTGTGTGAGTCTTCGAAAACTACACTTTCTGTTACTAATGGACCATACTCAACTGTTATATGCTCTCTGATCCTGTTGACAGGATCTTCCTTCATTATATCAGATTTAGGTTTTGTGAGTTCTTCAATCTGTCCTGTTAATTCCAGATTGGTATCAACAAGATCGTCATATTGTTGTTTCATATTCTCAATTTTGCCGTCACATTCGCCTTTCGCACGTTGTATGTCATTATGTACAGATTTTGTCATATCTGCCTTAGACTTTGCCTGTCTAGTGCCCTGTTTTCGTTCGCCAGAGCCTCTTTTCATAGGCTGTTGCTTTTTCCTACCATTGTTGGAATCACGAGCTGCTTCTTTTGGCCCGGGTTTGTCCTTAGACTGTTTTCCTTCATTTTTGCGTGGTGTGTTGGTTTTGCTTTCGGTTTTAGCTTTATTAACAGGGGGTTTGACGTCAAATACTTTGACCTCTGTCTCAACACTGTCCTTGCCAAAACTTCGTTGCACTTTCTCAACACGTTGGGCCCTAATCTGAGCCCTTGTTTGTTTAAGTGTTAACTTCACTGGTTCTACGTTTTCCTTCGAAACATCCTTTTTAAGTGGTGATTTCACTGGTTTCTCGTTTTCCTTCGATGTAGTCTTATTAAGCGTGACTTTCGCTGGTTCCACGTTTTCCTTCGAAACTTTCTGTGACGTTCCGTCACTGTTGGTCTCATTGACCTCTGCATTATTAAGCGTTGCTGTCGCTGGTTCTTCGTTTCCCTTCGAAATGTCATTATTAAGTGTTTCTTTCACTGGTTCTCCGTTTTCCTTCGTTGTTTTAGCTTCTTCCCTAGGTAATTTACCTAGTGTTTGTTGAAGCAATGACCTACCTGAATGTTGACTAGTAGCACTAAATTTATTAGAATTGCTCTTCTTTTTAGTGTACTTAGCTGCATCAGTCAGACGTTGCAGGTAGTCCATGTCAGGACGAACTAAATTACGTCCATAGTCGATAGAAACAGCCGTATTAAATACTGCTGCAACACCTTCTGTAGTAAAAATAGTTCTACCTGTTTTTGGATCGAAAACACAAAATTCCTCTCCAGGATGCGAGATCATCACTTCATCGTGATCTTTGCAAACATAGCACCCTTTGACTTTAGTGTCCAATAATGCCATATGGTCGATTGACATTATTTTGTCGCTAGGCATAGCGGGGACAAAGTCCTCATCGACACAAATAGAAGTCACTCTATTCATCTCACCTAACTTAGTTGGAACTGTTACACTCGCGACCGAGACATCAGCGGTAACATTAACTGATGAATCTAGGCTATTTCCGGGTGGAGCCACCACACTATTTTCATTACGTTGTTCTGCCATGATTAATAAGTGTGTGAATTATCGCATGTCTTGCGGACTACTGTCATCGTATGATTCTGTGGTATCTTCATAAAAGATAAGGAAACGAATTTCCTCCATCATTAACATATGTCTTTAAATGATGTCCGATTTAACTGGTGGTTGACAAAGCCAGCTTTCGCATGTTTATGCACGTCCCCGTGACTTGATCTGGACATAATGTCCAAGAACGGTAGTGGTTTATGATAAGCGTTTGTTTTAAAAATTTTGTTTGCGGTTGATGATACGTACTTGACCTGATCCAGAAACTTCGTTCTCCTCAGCTGGTTTCACATCAGAAATCTCCCCAAATCCACATCGTTACTCTATTAGTATTCATTCTGATAGATTCTTATCCTGTTGGAAATTGTGAATTGGGTTCATCCTCATCATTTCTCATATCCTCGGATATCAACACCATGAAGTCGGTACTCGAAATACAGCTGTTACACGATGTTGAACATCCTAATGATTGTGACTCGGAAATCGACTAAGTTACACCACTGAATTGAAATCCATAACAGACCATCCAATATTGTATCAACGCTTTCGCAGTGACTTTACATCACCCACAAACTGACAAACTCGGCCCACT